AAAACCAGAGAAGTACGCTGGTGATCCTTCAAAAGTAACATATAGATCTCTATGGGAACGACAAGCATTTAAATGGTGTGAAAATAATTCACAGGTTGTTGCTTGGAACTCAGAAGAAATTGTTGTACCATACAAATATAAAGTTGATAAAAAGTATCATCGTTATTTTGTTGATCTGCTTATTAAAATGGAATCAGGTGATGTTATATTAGTTGAAATCAAACCAAAGAAAGAAACAACTCCTCCAAAGAAACCATCACGTCAAACAAAAAGATATATCAATGAGGTAACTACTTATATTAAGAATACCGATAAATGGAATGCTGCACAGAAATATGCAGAAAGTCGAGGGTGGAGATTCGAGGTATGGACAGAAGATACTCTTAAAAGTCTAGGTATTAAAATATTAAGTGGTCCTGCGAAAGGCAAGAAGAAGTAGTATAAATAAAGGTATGGCAAGTTTATTTGATACATTACAGGCACAGGCTTTTAGAGCTGGCATTAAAACAAGAACAGATCAATCTAAGAATTGGTTTCGTAAAAATGTTGCTAAACTAGGTGATGTAGATCGTCGTAGTCTTTTAAAAGATGATGCACTCGATCCTACAACAAAAGAAATAGCTGGTAACATGTACATGTACTTTTATGATCCAAAGCATAAAGCTACATTACCATATTATGATCGGTTCCCATTAATTATTATGGTTGAACCAGCTGAAGGTGGTTTTTATGGATTAAATTTGCATTACTTGGCACCAGGTGTACGTGCAAGATTTTTAGATGAGCTAATGAAAACTGCACCAAAAAAAGTTGGTGAAAATTCTCGTCTTACAAAAATGCGATATGATTTGTTAAAAGGTGTAAAAAAATATAAAGAGTTTCAACCATGTTTTAAACATTATTTAACAAGTCAAATAAAAGGTAGAATGGTAAGAGTTCCAATGACTGAATGGGAAATCGCAATCTTTTTACCAACAGAACAATTTAAGAAAGTTAAAGCGGAAACTGTTTGGAGATATTCTCGCAAACAATATACAGGTAAATAAGAATGGCAAAATCAATAGACGATTTTAAAGCTACGGTTACTAAAAGACAAGGTCTTGCAAAGACTAATCGTTTTTTAACAATTTTTACTCCACCTACTCAAGCATTGTTAAATTTAAACCCACTTGATATAGTTGGTCGAATTGCTAATGAAACATTTAATGCTAAAAGTTTAATAAGTGATCCAAGAGATATTGCATTCCTTACTGAATCTGCACAATTACCTGGTCGTAATATTAATACATTAGATTTTTCTGCGGAAAAAGAAACACTTAAAATACCTAACGGTTTTATTGATGATGATGTTACAATGACATTTTATCTTACAAACGATTATTATATGAAAGATATGATGGAGACTTGGATGTCATCGATTGTTGATACAGAAAAATACCAATTAGGTTATAAAAAGAATTATCAAACAGATATTGTTATACAGCAATTAAATAGTTTTGATAGAAATGTATACGGTGTTAAATTAATTAACGCGTATCCAATAGCAATAGGAGCACTTGCTCTAAACAACGAATCTGAGAATGCATTTCAAAGATTACAAGTAACATTTGCATATGATAGATATGTACCACAAAATTTTATAGATTCATCTATATCTGGTGCAATATCAGCATTGCCAAATGAAGTAAAAAGATTATTACCAGATAAAATGCAAAGTGGCTTGAAAAATTTTACAACACTTAGTTCATTATTTTAATATTATTAGGAGAATATTATGGCTTTACCAACGTTGAATGCTGCGAAGTATAGAACAGTCATTCCATCGCTAAATCAGGAAATTGAATATAGACCTTATTTAGTAAAAGAAGAAAAGATTTTAATGATTGCAATGGAATCAAAAGATCAAGGGCAGATATTAAGAGCTTTAAAAGATGTAATTAAAGCGTGTGTATATGACGATATTAATGTAAATAAATTAGCAATGTTTGATTTAGAAGCATTATTTTTACAATTAAGAGGAAAGTCTGTTGGTGAATCAACAGAAATAAAAATTAAATGTAAGCATTGTGAAGCTGAAAACCATCAGGAAATTAATTTTGATCAAATTAATATGCCTGTTGTTACAAAACAAAATAATGTTATTGCTTTAACAGATGACATAGGTGTAACACTTACTTATCCATCAGTAGGTGGATTGGAAAAGCAAGATCAAAAGGCAAGCAGTGTTGATCAAGCTATGAATATGATTGTTGATTGTATTGAATCAATATATGATTCATCGAATGTATATTCGGCAAAAGACGAAGGTACAAAGGCAGTAAAAGAATTTGTTGATTCTTTGAATAGTGCGCAGTTTAAAAAGCTAACAGCATACTTCGAAGAAATGCCAGCAGTAACTTATGATATGAATTTTGATTGTGTTTCATGTGGTGAAACAAATGAGATGGAGTTGAGAGGCTTCGACAATTTTTTTGGTTAGGCCTCTCTCACGATACCTTATATAACCACTATAAGACCAACTTTGCGATGATGCAACACCATAATTATAGTCTCACGGAATTAGACAATATGATGCCGTGGGAAAGAGAAATATATGTTGCACTATTGCAAGCTCATATTAAAGAAGAAAATGAAAGACGTAAAGCTGAAGCAGCTAAAAATAGGAGTTAAAAATGTCTGAAGAAGAAAAAGTATTCCATCCTGCTGATACAAATGGTGATGGTAAAGTGTCAAAAGAAGAAGAGGCATTATACCTTGAGTTTAGACGCAAGGAATTAGAAGATGCAGATGCTATGCGTGATGCACAGCGTAATATGACATGGTTTGCACTCGGTGGATTATTGTTATATCCATTTGCAGTCGTTCTTGCATCATTAGCTGGTTTAGATCAAGCACAAGAAACATTAGGAGATATGGCACCAACATACTTTGTAGCTGTTGCTGGTATTGTTGCTGCTTTCTTTGGTACACAAGCAATGGGGAAGAAAAAATAAAATGGATCCGGTAAACGCATGGGAAACACTATCATACTTTGACGGTATTTTATTTACTGTCTGGTTGGGTATTTTATATTATGGTAAAAATTTAATCGACGATTGGTTCGGAAAATAATTACTAGGTAACAAGTTATGGCTGATAAAATAGATCCCGAAATACTAGAAGCTATGAAAAATAGCATTATGTCTGAGGCGCAGTTAAAAGCTGGCTTTGGTGGTAAGGCATTTGAAGGCGGTAAAGACGTAAAAGGATTCGGCGGAAAGGGTATGAAAGCCGAAGATCAAACGAAGAAGAATAGACGCCTTGAGTCCGGTGTTGCTTCTGGAGAAATTGGTCGATTAGCTAAACAATTAGAAGAACAAAATAAAATTGCTCAAGATAATAAATCTGAAAAAGATAGAGAAAAGCTTTTAATGGATCTTGTTCTAGCAACAGAAAAAGGTGACAAGGAAGGAGAGAAAAACGCCTTAGAACTAAGAGCTACATACATTGAAACACAATCAAGACTAGAAAAAGCAATTGAAGCTGGTGATAATTCTCTTATAGAATTAGAAAAAAGTAATCTCGACAGAGTTTTGGCTGGCGCCGAAACAGAAGAGAATCGCCGAGAAGCGAATAAAATGGCTGAAAAGCAATCTGGTCTATTAGATAAAATATCAAATGGTGTTAGTGGATTTGTTGGATTTTTAAAAGATAATGCTGTTGCTGTTGGGGGTGGTTTATTAGCTGGCCTTGCTCTTTTTGCACCAGAGCTTATGGAAAAACTCGTTAAACGTTTTGTTGAGGTATTAGCAAGAGCAATGGAAATTGTAACAGCTTTATTAGACGGCGATATTAACGGAGCTCTTGAATCATTTAAGGCTGAATGGAAAGCATTTACTGGTGCATTTATTTTCTTCTTTGGCGGTAAGATTATAAAACTTTTGAAAGGAACTGTTAAAGTCTTTAGTTCACTTATAAAGGCCGTACGTACATATAAATTATTCTTAGCAACACAATATTCTGGTAGTATGATAGCTCACTTTAAAGACATGATGAAAAATCTTGGTAGTAAATTAATGAAGCCAATTAATTTTGTATTAAGAATGGCTAGGGTATTTAGAACATTTATGATGGCTACATTTATCCCTGGAATGATAGCAGCATTTACTGGAATGATAAGTGCTATTGCACCAATGATGGCTGCCTTAGCTCCAATTCTACTACCCATATTAGCAATTGCTGCTGTCTTTGGTTTAATATATCTTGCATTGGAAAAAATGAGAGAAGCATTAGGGTTTACTTCTATCTTTGATGTAATGCTGTTAGGTCTTGCATACTTAAAAGACGCATTTGGTCATATTGTAAATCTTATTGGTACAATTGTGAATTTTATTCTTGGACTAATAGGTAAGTTTGCTAGCTTCCTTGGCTTTGATATCGACATGCCTAAGATACCAAAAATGGATACTAATAATGCTTCAAGGAAAAAGGCAGAACTACAAGAAAAAGCAAGGAATGAACAAGAGGAAAAAGATAGGAAGGCTAAACAAGATATCGATGCAGATCCACTTACATATGAAGTAGACGTAATAGAACCAGATCCAATCGAAATGTCAGCTACTGAGCCTACTACTCAACTAAAAGATAGTGAAGGTCGTCGACGAAGTCGTGGAGGTAGAGGTCTTGGTAGAAGAAGAGGTAGAGCATCTGTATCTAAAAATCAACCAGTTGCAGGAGATCAGCTAAATACAGAATCAACAGAAAATGTATTATTGGCAGAGCAATCTCAAGCAGCTGCTCCAACTAATGTTGTAGTACAAAATAAAGGTGGAGACGTAACAAATAATAACACAACCAATCAAACTAGAAATTATAGACGAAGAAGAGGTTGGAGATCTGATGATACAGATACTGCCGCGGCTTACTAAAATCAGGAACAATAAATGACTAAGTTATATGTATATCCAGAATCCTTAAGAGAAAAAGCAGATTCATTTAAAGGTTTTCCTCACGTATCATTTGAAATGGTACAAAGAGCGCTGCCTGAAGCTGTGAAAATTCATTTATATGTTCCTGGCGGATTTAGTGTACCAGATGGAGCAAACTATGGTACAATTAATTTAAATACTCTTGGCTCATCACAGGCCGAGATCAATGCGACTAGTGAAAAAGATCTAGCGCTATTAAAAGCTGGTGCCGCATTAGATGCTGCTGGTCTTGGTGATTTAACACCGGCAGCACAAAAGCAAGCTATTAATCAAGGTATTGCACTTAATCCTAATACTGCAGTTCAGTTTGATACAGTTAATTTAAGAACATTTGAATTTAATTTTAAAATGGTTGCTGAATCTTCTCAAGAGGCATATCAAATTTTTCAAATAGAAAATTTATTTCGTAAAGCACTTTATCCAACTCGACAAGGTGCTATTTTAAAATATCCTCCTACATTTAAAATACAATTTTTGCATGGTGATCAGGTAAATACATATATGCCTCGAATCATGGAGTCATATTTAGTAGGGTTAAATACAACATATAATGCAAGTTCTAATATGTATCATGCTGATGGTTCACCTTCAGAAGTTGATGTTACATTATCATTCCAAGAAACAGAGCTAATTACTCGTGAAAAGTTATATGGTCCTGAACCTGGATTAGTTAGCCCTGGAAGTGAATTTGGACTAGACTCTGTAGAAAAAGAAATACAAAATAGAGTTGGTTCATTAGAATCTGAAATCAGAAGTAGAGTAAATGAAGCTAAGAGCGGATTTAATAATGCTGTTGATAGACTTGCAAGTAAATTTAAGCTATAGGAGATTATAAATGTTTTTTAGTCAATTTCCGTCACTTCAATATAATTTTAACCGTAGTGGTAATATTGAAAGAATGGTCGATATATTTCGTAGTGTACGACCAGAAACATTACAAGAATTAAATCAAATTACTGTTTATAAAGATTATGAAGTGCATGACGGCATGCGTCCTGATGTTTTATCTCAAAAATTATACGGAACTCCAGATTTTTATTGGACATTTTTTATTATTAATGATTTTTTACATGACGGTCTTCAAGTTTGGCCATTGAGTGAAGATAATCTTCGAAAATATATTGCAAGAAATTATTCGGGTAAAGCTTTATGTTTTAAACCAGATGTTGTCGAAGACTCAGACGGTATACCACAAGGAACAAAAAATTCTGTTGCAGGTGTATTAAAACTAGGTGAACTTATATATGGTGGAACTTCAGGAGCTCTTGGTAGAATTGTTCGTAAGGATGCAGATTTAAGTCAAATTATACTTCAAGATGTTGTTCCTGGTGTTCCTGGTACCGATCCAGCTAGTGGCGCTGTTGATAATAATATAGTAGGTGGAGATTTTCAACCCGGCGAATTTTTAAGTGCATCAAGAACTACATTAGATAGCTTTACATTATTTTCTTTACAAGTTCATAAAGTTCATGATTATTCCACCGCTCCTGCATATTACTATGAGACAGGTGATCCAAACAAAAGACCGATAACAAACCCTGATGGAATATCGCCACTGTTAAATGTTTTTTCTGATGTACATTGGAACCCAGAAATAAAAAATCAAATTCCTGGACTTAATTTAAATGATTTTGGTGTAGCTGGAGCCACTACACAAACTAATGCAGTTTATGGATCGCCCTTAGTATATAGTGGTGGTTATATTGAAGGTTATGGTGAAAAACTTAGAGAAGGATACATTAATGATAGTCTGCCTGAAGGTGGTGTATCATATATAACAAACGAACAAAATATAAGAAACTTAAATCAGCTTCGTTCTAAAATAAAAATTATTGATCCAGGATACATATTAACCTTTGTTGAAGAATTTGAGAACGTTTTAAATGGGTAAATTTACTTCAAAAACTGATGGCAATCGTACGATATCGCCAGACGGTTACGAAATATATTCTATATACTGTACTCTTTCGAATGGCAGCCTTACTGATATAAAAGGACTTGTGCAAGAAATAGAAATAATTGAAAGCATGCATAGTTCGTCTATACAAGTAATAATGCGATTATATGATGGAATGAATTTTTTGGAAAACAGCCATGTTGTTGGTGGCGAAAAAATAAATATAAAAATTCGTCGAACAGCAAATACAAATCAATCTTTTAATGAAGCAAGAGATAAATTTGATATTGAAGTTTTTATTGCTGTTATTAATGAACACACCAATCCTAAACCAGGACTTCAAGGATATACGTTCGAATGTATAAGTGAACATGCGATGGTAAGTAACACTAAAAAACTTAATCGCTCTTTTAATGGTGTTATTGGTCAGCTTGTTACAAATATATTTACTAATGATCTAGGATTACAAAACGAAATTGATTTTCAAGCTGAAAATATATCTGATACAACGGATCAGATTCAAGGTATATATCCTAATCTTTCTCCTCTAGGAGCTTTAACGTGGTTAACTAGAAACGCTTCTTCTGATGGAACTCCATATTTTTTATACGAAACAATACAAGAAGGATTACAATTTAAATCATATAATGATATGTTATCCGAAGAACCATATAGAATATATAATGATGCTACTTTTTCTCAAAGTACTCCGAATACGGCCGAAAGCTATGCCGAGTTAGAAAAGAAAATTTTATCTTTAAATTCTGATTTAGATCGATCAATATATGATTCTATTGCCAATGGTTCGTATAGTTCTAAACTACATACTGTAGATATTGCAACAAAAAAATATAATCAAACTCAATTTGTTTATGATAATACATATAAAATAGATAGTAATATACCTTTCAGTAAACAAATTGAGTTTGATGATAAAAAAATAACTGAATATACTACAAATAAAGAATATCATGTTTCTTTAAATTCTAAGTCATTTAAAAAAGATACAAACTACCATAAACCAGCTGCACATTCATTATTAAATAAACAATCATATTATAATAATTTAAGTTTTATGGGGTTGGATATTGAAATATACGGTGACTTTCATTTATCAGTAGGATCACGAGTTGGCATTATCAGACCGAAAGCCGATGATGGAGTAGGAGTTACTGGAAAGAACAATATGATTGATAAGTATATTGGTGGGGCATATATTGTAACATCAATATCTCACATGTTTTCTCCATCAGATTATAGATGTAGTGTAGGGTTACAAAAAGATAGCTTAGGTATTGATTTAGATGAGAATATTGAACTTGGTAAGTTAAATAAAAACTCTTCTAAGAGTAATAAAAAGATGAAACAAAAAAAGACAAGAAGAAAGCGAAGTCGTGGTTCAAGAATACTAGGTAAATTATAATGAACAGAAATAGTGACGCATTTAAAGGTGGTAATTTTTGCTGGTATACGGGGGTCGTAGAAGATATAAACGATCCTGAAAAGCTAGGGCGAGTTCGCGTAAGAGCATTTGGTTATCATAACGAAAGTTTAGTTGATATTAAAACTGATGCATTACCTTGGGCAACTGTCATGGGTCCAACTAACTCTGCAAATATATCTGGTATTGGTACAACTACTCACGGATTAGTGAATGGCTCATGGGTAGTCGGTTTTTTTAGAGATGGTCCTAGTGCACAAGACCCGATTATTATGGGAACAGTTGGATCAACGTATGAAGAGAAACCAAAAAATAAAACTGGCTTTTCAGATCCTTCTGAGACATATCCAAAATATCAACAAGATACTGATGGTACAGACTTAGAATCAGATTACATTGATACTAACTTGTTAGCACGTGGCACGAACACCATCACACGAGAACTTGATACTGTAACTGAAGAACCTGCCACAGCTTATGCCGCAGAGTATCCAAATAATAAAGTAACACAAACAACATCTGGTCATATTATCGAAATAGACGATACCCCAGGTGCTGAAAGAATTAATGTAAGACATCGCTCTGGTACATTCGTAGAGATACATCCTAATGGTGATGTTGTACAGAATAATGGTAACCGATTCCAAATAACAACTGGTAATGATAATGTTCATATTACGGGTGTATGTAATCTAACAATCGATCAAGACTGCAATACAACTATTTTAGGTGATTGGAATATCGATGTTACTGGAAATAAAACAGAAACAATCGGTGGTAACGTAGTAGAAGATGTTAGTGGTGATGTTACTGAAACTTATAGTAAAAGCAAATCAACTGACATTGGTGGTACTATGACTGAAAAAACTGGCGGAGCCGTTACCGAAACTTATGGTGGTGATCAAGTAACTAAGACAAGTGGTAAGATTTACTTAAACTAGGAGAATAATATGCCGGGTATTACAAGAAAAGGTGACTCACATCAAGGGCATGCAAGTCCCACCCCCAACCCGTTTCATAAGACTTCTTATACGGCAGGTTCTCCTAATGTAAAAGTAAATAATAGAGATGCGATAAGAGAAGGAGATGCTACCGGTTGTGGAGATAAAGCCGTAGGTAAAAGTAGCAAGGTGATTGTAAATGGTAAAGGTGTTCATCGTATTACCGATTCAACGAGTGGTCACGGTAGCTGGGTTCCAAACGCTTCAGCCGCTGGATCAGGAAATGTAATCGCGGGGTGATAAATGGCTAAACCAAATTATGCATCCTTATTAGCACAAATCGCAAGCACTCCAGCGGGATCAGCTAGAGATGCATTGATTGCTGAATGTTATCAGTTTTCAGAGCCATTAACAGCTGAAGAAGAAAATTTATTTAATTATGTGTCGACTGATTATATGGAAGACACACCAGGAACAACATCGTCGTATATTGGAATATACTATGGAGAGAATGGGATAATACAATGACAATAGTTAAAAGAGGAACAAAGGGTAGTGCGCTAACTTATAATGAGATGGATGAGAATATCCGAGATCTCTATGAGGACACTACAATTAATCGTGTACTTGAAAATGATTCAGGTAGTGGATCAGATGCACAATATTTGACATGGACACCTCCGGCCGGTGAAGAGACTTATGGATTTATAAATGTTA